TCACCCTGTTTTTGTGCTGACAATCACCCAATCTTTACCCCGATCATCGTTATATCTATCTGTCATTTTCCTCGACTTATGACCGAGCAGTTTCTGAGTGTCGACACCTTGTTCCCTATAAAGTCGCTCCGATAATGATCGCTGTTCATGGAAGGTTGGGGCGGTACCTTTGTCCCAATTGAGTCCACTTTTGTCTCGTGCTTTTTTGAATGTAGAAGTTAGCGAACTGGTAGAAACTTGATCTCCACGCATAGCTTGCGAGCTTGAGTGTCGGAAATGAACGAGATATTTGCTGACAACTGCATCGCGGCATTTGGATATAACTTCACGAAGAGATAAACCAATAGCATCGCATTTTAAATCCAATGGAATCGCTAAACGGGAACCAGTTTTCTCTTGCTCAACATGTAGCATGTCGTCCCATATGTCTTTAAATTGCATGTTGCAGATATCGCCCAAGCGCTGGCCGGTAACCAATGCGAGAAGCATTCCACTCTGTAAATAGGGTTCTTGTTTCTCAGCGGCATCATAAATGGTTTTCCATTCCTCCAAAGAAAGGCGCTGGCGTGTGACTCTATTTCTTGGTTGCTTCGTTGCCTGCGCAGGGTTATAGCCGGGCGGCACATGACCGTTATGTTGGGCTTCTTTAAAGACGTCGATTAACACCAGGCGAACGACCTGAGCCATGCGGTTATGACCTTCAGCCTTTACCGCGTCGGTTATCTCAGCAATATCTAATGTTGAGATATCTTTCAAATGTTGCATCCCGCAATGCTCTCGAAATAATCGCACTGGTTTGGCTTTTTGTTTTAGTGAGTTCGGCCTGAGCTCATTGTGTTCAACGCGTTCCTCCTGAATGCTGATGTATTTATCAAGCCACTCGGATACTGTAATGTCTGTTCTTTTTCCCTTCATACGCGCAAGACGATCATTGACGCTTAGGATCTGGCGGGTCCGCTGTTCAGCAATAATGGTATTTGCCTCAGTCGCTACTTGCTTAGCTTCAGCTTCGTCGGTTCCCAGACTATGGAATCTGCCGGAGACAGGATGTTTATATTGCCAATAAACCTTGCCTGTACGCTTATCTAATTTGCAGTACAGGTTCGGAATAGAAATTTTATGTGTTCTCGGTCTAGCAGCCATCAGCAATGATCCGTTTTAATCTGGGGTTAGAATTAGCAGGAACAACTGGTTCGGCGATTACACCAACATAACGCGCCTCACGATCTACCATCCAGCTGCGTCCGACCTTAACTGCTGGGGGAACCATCATTCGGCCCCTAGCATATTTTTTGAGAACACGCTCACTTGGCGCTTCTTTTCCGAATTCTTCTATAGCCCAGTCAATTAATGAAATCATGCGGGACATATGCTCCTCCACTATATCGGCTGCACCCGATACTAATTATTTTTGCTTGTCTAAATAGTCCTGAATACCTTGTTTATTTAAAATGTGATGCTGTTTGAGATTTTGATCTATTTCAAAAAGCATATAATTATCAAATGATTGATGATATCCAAAATCTGTCATAATTCCAGTGAATGTGGCTTTATCTAAATCCTGTAACCAATTAAAGTGAAATGGATTGTTATCATTAAAGAAATTAGTTTGATCTATAATTACATGTTTTTCAATTCCATTTTTCTTGTAGAAAAATATGTACTTCATACGTTCGGAAAGTACAATTCCATTTAATGTGGTGCTATATGGTACTATCTTATCTTCAATGTTATCTATGGAGATGCTACTCTCTGTGATACATCGTATTTCAGTTCCTGATGTGGTGATTAAATAAAAAGTAATCACATCAAATATTTCTATGTTTATTTCTTTCTCACCCTTGAAGAGTTTGCTATTTAATGGTAATTCAACTCTTACGGAGTCATATCCTTTCAGAATTAAAGGTGTCTCAAATTTTTTTATATGCATTACACCTTTGCATCCAATTCTCATTGAAATAGATGAAATTGATAAGGTGTTGTCTCTTTTATTAGAAAGTACAACAGCAGGTATATGGGTGTTGTAAATTCTATTTGAGGATAAACTGAAAGACGCAGCAACCTTTTTGGATATTTTTTGATATCCAAAAAAAACAGTAAATCCTGCTGCTATAAAAGTAAGAAGTTTAATGTCAAATATAGACCATAGCCAAGCGAGATGTTCAATTACCTTATGATTAATCATTTTTGACCTTTTAATTAACTTTTTAAATGAAATAATTGAATAATAATCTGCATTGGGATTGCTAACTCGTAATGATGGTGATGAACGCAAACACATCTAAACTATTTAATTTACGACATAGCATCCATGACAATTTTAAGTGTCACAATTATCATAAATCGCTACCAAGAATACCATAAAGTTTTTCAAATAAGTTACATTTTGATGAATATAACTGAAGCTTATTGCAAAACACAAACATCAATCTTGCGTTCCATTTTGATAAACGCTCGACCATGGCGACGTAGCAAATGGTTCATTCTTTTGCATCTGTGCTACTGGATCTGAAGCTGTGAACGAATATCATGGATTTAATGAATAGCTGCTTGAATCGCACAAAAAGAACATAGAGACAGGACACTTATCGGTCTTTCCACTGTCGCGCTCTATACTGACCGCAATAGTCATCAGCTTATCAAGTTGCTCACCTTTCATTCGCTTATTGGTTGTTGTCATGATAATTTTCCTGCTGAAGTTTGTGTTGTTTAACAAAGTAGCTCACTGCCTTTGATTGGCTGGCGACAATGGTTTTGTCACCCATGTCCAGCCAAACGGTTTTACCGCGATAGAGTGACGCGCGACCAATGTCCTTACCAGCGAGCATCACATACAGGGTTCGTCCGCGAATTTCTGTTGTCGGGACTGGCTGTGACAAGCGATACGTTTCACGCGCTTCAGCAATGGCTTTATGTTCGTCGATAATTGCCATTGCTTCCGCCAGAGCGGCACCCTCAACTGTGAATACTCCTTCGTCACTGATCATTGCCTGAGCCATTAGCTCTACGAACCGGCGCGCGCGCTTTATGCTGAGTTCCGGAGCGATAGAGCTGCGGGTAACTTTCGTTTTCCCCTGCGCAGCGGCAACTGCTTTGTCGTGCTGGAGAACCTGTCCGGCCTGTTCGCCATACTCTATGACGCGATCAACCGCGACATCTACTGACACCGCGCCAGATTTAACTTCCTGCTGAACGTCATGGTTAGCCGTGCTCAGGAGAAGCAACTTTTCTACCGTGGCCACTGACTTATTGACCAGTTTCGCTATTTCGTTGGTAGTCTGGTTGAAGGCGTTATGCAGCTCCTGAATAACTGCAGCCTGTTCCATATCGGAGAGCGGCAGCTGGTTGTTACTGGTCATGATGCGTGCAAGGCGCTGAACATCGTTACCGTTAAACGGCATGATGTGGGTGCGGTCTACTGGCTTGCCAGCTTCAGCGCAGCGCGCATAGCAGCGGCGACGGCGGTGACCTTCAACAACCCAAACACCACCTTCATCACGGGCGATAACTTCCAGCGGAGGAACTGAACCACCATTCATCAGGTAGTTAAACAGGCCATCATCTGCCTGGCGGGTGCGCTCGTCGTCTTCACGCTTGTTGAAACCTTCACGCACGTGGATATCTGAAAGAGCGATAAACATCCCGGTATCGGTGCGCTTAATTACACCGGCCTTGGTCATTTGCTTGAATGAGTTAGCCATTAGAGAGCCACCTCGTTATTCAGCGTAATGACAACCGGGGACAATTCACGAAGTTCGCGCTGAGCTTCCAGCATGTGCATGTTGGTAGGCGCTTTTGTGTGGCGCTCTTCGATGCGGTCGCATTCTTTGGCCCAGCTGGCAACATCCTCACGTAGGGTAACGTTCTGCTCAGCTAGTTCCTTACGCTGCGCCAACGCTTCACACAGCGCAACGCTGGTAACATCAAGGCGAGTTGCCAGTTCGTTAACCAGCCAACCGTAAGCGGCTGGAAGGAGAGGGGCTGCTTTACGAGTTGCGTCAATAAGCTGCTCTCTGGTCATGCGTGGTTGTAAGTCGGTGACGTTCTGTGTGTTCGTCATGGATAGTTTCTCCGTGTTATAAGCGCTCTGCACAGCGCTGATTTTTGGTAGCACGAATCCCTCGCCATTTGGCGACAAGTAATAAATGGGTTTCGTTTTAGTAAGCACCCAAGCAGGGCACTTAGTGAAACGGGCGGCTGCCACCGCCAGTTAGCTTCTCCACAATTGGGAGCGCGTTCTCCTGAGGTTGATTTAACGACTGAGGCCTCTCAAGGAACCGGCTGAACGCGCTTTCAGTTGTAAAAAAAGTGCGGTGGCGAGTAAGGAAAATAAACAAAGCACTGCCACCGCAAAGACTACACACAGCTTTTGTTGTTACAGGCACTACGGGTTTACCACAACTGGAAGCGCACTCCGTTTGTTTACTTACCTGTCATCCACAACCGATAGTTGATGGAATGCGCTTTCATGTTGTGTGCCTGTCTTTTCACCACATCAGGCTCAGTGGTTCTCGTGTACCCCTACACCGAGAAATCGGTTAAAATCTTCTCACCCCTACAGAGAGTGATGGATTCCGCCGATGGACAACAAATGGTTGCAGGAGTTAATGCGTTCAATCCTGCGTGACATAGACATTAGGCGTTTAATGCATATGCTAATTATCTTCGTCATTCTCACTGTTTTTCTGCCTGACTCTGTAAAGCAGTCTGTTGGCGCTCATAATCCAAAGTTTCTTCCAGCATTCAGCCTTTACTACCTGATGATCCTCTGTGTCAGTTTTTTTATTTCTTCGCTGACCAGCTTCACTACAAAATCTGTATTAAACGCGCTTCAAACACTGGCTCTTCGCTTCAAAGTCAGCACGCTTTCAGTACCGGAAAAGCAATGTCTTCTGTCTTTCATCAAAACGGGTAACCATGTTGTATACGCAAAAAATCATAATCCCGTGGTTGAGCAGTTGGTCTTCAAAGGTATCCTGAGAAAAACCTACTCCTTAAATTGTGGCCCCGACATGGAAGGGTATGTCATAGAAGACAAGTATCATTTCCACGTTTTAAGGCACTTATCTTCCTACCTCTGACCAAGCCGTTTAATCCTCATAGCCAGCTTTTTAAAAGCTTTAGAAACCAATTTTTCCATTCTGGTTCTATTGCGACGTTTCATCCTGATTAGCTCATCGAACGTATCAGGTAGAACCGAAAAATCACTAGGCAACTTTCTAAGGTCACATCCGCATTCAGGGCACTTAGAGTAGAGCAGCTCAAACTTCCACGCTCTCGATAGTGCTTCCATCTTTCTGTCTACGCTTGTGCTCATCCTGCCTACCCACAATGTTCGCTGCTGATGAAAATACTATAGCTACTTTATGTAGATGAAATCAACTACTGAAAGTAGAAATAATTGAATGATAGGTAGAGTTTTTGACTATATGCATGAATTACAGACGAAAAAAAACCGGCTTTCGCCGGTTTTGAACAAATGAAGTATTAACCAAACTCAATCATTTTTAATGGTAAGCATCTGATTAATTTGCCAAAAATATAAACTTCATTCATCTCATGCTCTTCTATGAAGAAGGGAGGATAGCGCTCGTTATCTGAAAGAACTGCCAATCGTCTGCCCTTTACCTTCTGCAGTCGTTTAACAAAAGTGCTGTCTTCAAAGTTGAAAACGTATACGCCATCTCCGTTAAACCGGTCAATGCGGCTATCGATGAACAGTAAATCTTTCGGGCATAACGTGGGCATCATGCTATCGCCATCAACGTTGATCATGACAATGCCATCGAGAGTTCTTCGACCGAATAATTCGTAAATTCTCTCTTCAGGAATCTCGATTGAACTGACTATCGTTGGGAAAGGTTGGTTAATAAATCCTGAACCAGCTGACGCATGAACATCCAATTGCTCAATTCTTACGGTACCCACAGGGGGCAAGTCCCCGCCGTTAACTGGAACTCCGTAATCAAGATAGGCCGGTGAGACTGCAAGCCTTTCAGCAATTCGAATCATCTTTTCATCCCTTGGTTTTGCTGTGCCAAGAGTGTAGCGCCGCGCCATCTCATATGAGACACCACTGAACTGTGACAATTCTTTTACTCCAATAGATTTCTCTTGGAGAGACTTGTTTAGCCTGTCGGCAAAGTCTTTGTATTTAGCATCTTCCACCATAAGTAGAAGATTAAGCGCACAAGACATAGTTGTCATTTCTATTTTAAGTTGCTAATAAATGCTACTATAAGTAGTATTGGTTGGTGCTTATCAATAGGAGACAACATGACACCTCATCTTAAGAATGTTACCGCCAAAGCTGTGAGGGCGGTGGGCTCTATCTCAGAAGTATCAAGAAGATTTGAATTTCAGTCAGTTCAATCAGTTGCTAATTGGATAGCTAAAAATCGAGTGCCATCTGAAAGAGTTATTCAATTGTGTCAATGGGGCGGATGGGCAGTAACTCCACATCAGCTCCGCCCTGACATCTACCCAAATCAAAATGACGGGTTGCCAGTTGTTAAAAACATTACACAACTCTCAGTTGAAAAATAACTACCAAAGGAAAAACAACATGGTAGAGCCAAGCCTGAAAGATGTAGTGAAAGCGATGCGTAAAGCATACCCCGGTGGCCGTGAGGCTATGGCCGGTGCTCTTGGAATGTCAGTAACGCAGTTCAACAACAATTTGTACGAGAAGAACGGCTGTCGCTTCTTCGAAGTGAACGAGCTGGAAGCGATGGAAGACATTTCAAACACGTCTCTCCTGGCTGATTACTTCGCGCAACGTCGTGGCGCTTTGCTGGTGGACGTTCCACAGCTGGAAGACCTCGATCGAGTAGACCTGTTTACCCGTGCCATGCGAACTGCAGCAGCACGTGGTCAGGTCGATCAGATTATCCAGAAAGCTCTGGAAGATGGAGTGATTGAACCGCATGAGGCTGAAGAGATTCACGAGCATCACCGCCGTCACCTGGCTGCGCGTGAAGAAGAAATCCGCGCGATTGTCGCGCTGTTTAGCCGTAAGAAAAGCCAAAAGAAGTGACGCCCGCGAGTGTGCAGCTCCGGGCGTCGTGGCGTGTCGTATTCAGTGGAGAAACTAACGCATGAACAGTTTAAACCGATTGAGACCAGCGAAGCAATTCAGATGCCTTCCACTGGTGGGAAAAGAATTCCCGTTCGGCTATGTGGAGAGATTAAACGACCAGACTGGTGAGAACAACTACCAGCCTGAGAACGCGATGGTAGAGGCTTTTGCTCAGATGAATGAAAAGGGGCGTGAGGAATGGCTGAAGTTAACCGGCGATTCAAAGACCACTACGGCGTCCCGGTCCGTGTCATCCGATGGGAGCCACAGACTCGACGCGTTATATACATTCGCGAAGGTTACGAACATGAGTGCTTCAGCCCTCTTGACCAGTTCCAGCGCAAATTTACAGAGTTAAAGGACGACCATGAGCCTGTTGATGCCATCCCGGCCGATAGTGATAAACCCTGACCTTGCGTACAGCATTGGCCTGAACGAGGCCATTGCGTTGCAGCAGGTTAACTACTGGCTTAAAGAAACCACCTCCGGACTGGAGCGTGACGGCGTGCGCTGGATTTACAACACCAACGAGCAGTGGCTGGAGCAGTTCCCATTCTGGTCTGAGTCTACGCTGAAGCGCACATTCACCCGCCTGAAGAAACTTGGCGTGCTCAAAGTCGAGCAGTTGAACAAGTCTCAGCGCGACATGACGAACTACTACACAATCAACTACGAAAGCGAGCTTTTAGATGAGGTCAAAGTGACCAAATCGAAGAGTTCAAATTGCACTCTTCCATCAGGTCAAAATGAACCGATGGAAGAGGTCAAAGTGAAACGCTCCATCGGGTCAAAACGAACCGCTGTCATCAGGTCAAATTGCACTGATGTTCTTACAGAGAATACAACAGAGAATACTACAGATATTAAAAACCCTTCTTGTCCGGTTGCGCCGCAACCAGACCGTGAAGTGTTGATCACTGATCAAGCTAAACAAGTTTTGGTTCACCTGAACCAGGTGACTAACTCCCGCTACCAGATTTGCACCACATCGTTGCAGAACATCCGAGCCCGAATCGGTGAAGGCTTTTCAGTGGAAGAGTTGTCGCTGGTGGTCGACTACTGCAATGCCAAGTGGAGCGAAGACCTGACGATGTCAGCCTATCTTCGCCCACAAACGCTGTTCCAGCCATCAAAGTTCCAGGGTTACCTGAAATCAGCAAAAAGCTGGGCAAAGGCTGGTCGTCCACCTCGCGTTAACGGCGAGTGGGCCAGAGAGGATGGGATCTTTAAATCCACTTTCCAGAACACTGACTACAGCAAAATCCCTGCAGGCTTCAGAGGAGCGAACTCATGAGTTTTCTGAATACTATTCAGTTGTTCGTGGCTAATAACCCTGGACTGACGAACAAAGAGATCGCTGCAGCACTGCCGGAATACGAATTGCACAGTGTACAGCGTGCAGTATGCCGACTGGCCATGATGGGTCGAGCAGAACGCTGTGGCGAACGCCCAACGTTCCGTTACTACGCAAAAGCTCCTGAAGGTCCGATTGGGCCGATTGTCCCGCGCTACCCGGTCGAAAAAGCCGAAGTGATGCCTGATACAAAACTGGAAACTGTACCAAACCCTGCTGTCGTAGCGATGATGGAGAAGGCGAAGGAATTATTTGAAAAGGGTCTGTTCCTCAGGGCCGCCACCGTCCTGATGGATGCCTTCAATCGTTCTAAAAACGAAGAAATGCGCGAAAAAATTATGGCTGAGCGACAGCGCTGTCTGAGCATGGTTCAGCGAGCTAAGGCATCAGGTGATGGATGGTGTCTGGCTGGAAGAGCGAGGAACGTTTGATGATTCACTTCCACGGAGGACCAATCACGCCGGATACCTGCGCCTTAAAAGCATGGAAAGGTCGCCATGCGTTCATCAGCTTTGCGAACCCTGGGCAACTTAAACTTGCCAGTGAGGTAACTCAGTCTTTCGCACTTGATAACGGAGCCTTCAGCTTCTGGACGAAAAAGCGCGTTGTTAACTGGAATGACTACTACGAATTTGTAGGTCTCTGGATGAATCACCCGCGCTTTGCTTTTGCTGTTATCCCTGACGTGATCGGCGGCACAAGTGAAGAGAATGATGCGTTAATAGCTGAGTGGCCGCATGGAAAAGTAGTTGGTGCACCGGTTTATCACTTCAACGAGCCAGAATCTCGTTTCATACGCCTTTGCCATGAGTTCCCACGCGTTTGTATTGGCTCAATGGGTGAGTACGACGCTAAGAGGCCAAAGGATTGCGCCGCTAAGTTGCGCGACATGATTCGCCATGTTGTCGACAGCAATGGCTACCCAATAACAAAGTTGCATGGCCTCCGCATGCTAAACAAGGACCTTTTTATGGAGGTTCCATTATCGTCAGCTGACAGCACCAACGTCGCCAGAAATATCGGAATTAACAAGGCGTGGGATAAATCAGCATATGCACCGGCAAGCAAAGAAACCAGAGCGGCTGTGCTAGTGGAGCGCATAGAAGCATACAACTCAGCCTGTTCGCTCAACTATGACGAAGCGCGCGACATATTCATGCCACAACTGGCTTTCGAGGTGTAATTCAATGACGGGAAAATACTCTCTGATTTACGCAGACCCAGCCTGGGAATATGGAAACACCGTGAGCAACGGTGCTGCCACTAATCACTACGGCACGATGAAGCTGATTGACATGAAGCGTCTTCCGGTCTGGGACCTCGCTGCTGATGATGCTGTTCTGGCTATGTGGTTCACCGGTACGCACACCCGCGAGGCTATCGAACTTGCTGAAGCATGGGGCTTTAAGGTCCGCACGATGAAGGGCTTCACTTGGGTAAAGTTCAACACACAGGCAGAGCAGCACATCAACAAAGCGCTTCAGGCTGGCCGCGTGGAGGATTTTTACGACTTCCTCGACCTGCTGAACGTGCAGACGCGCATGAACGGCGGCAACTACACCCGAGCCAATACCGAGGACATGTTGATCGCCATCAGGGGGAATGGACTTGAGCGGCAGTGTGCCAGCATCAAGCAGGTTATTTACAGCCCACTCGGCGAGCATAGCCAAAAGCCATGGGAAGCGCGTCACCGTCTCGAAAAACTTTACGGTGACGTTCCGCGCATCGAACTCTTCAGCCGGTGCGGTGCGCCTGGCTGGGACCACTGGGGGAATCAGGCTGAGCGCCCAGCCGTTCATTTGTTACCGGGTGTTGTCTGCGGCATCGACTGGGCTAAAGGGGAGGTTGCATGAAGAAGCTTTCTGTCGAGGAAAACAATGCTGTACGTGACGTTGCCCGCCAATGCTCTGATGCCATTAAGAAAGCTCTGAAGCAGAAGCCAAAGCCAAGCTGGAATGTCGTGGTACCTCCGATCCTGAAGGAGTACCACGAGAAGGTGAAACCGATGGGCGTAAGCCTGGTGATGTTCAACAGCGTAATTGGACGCCTGAACGGGCGCTACGGAGTAGAATCGTGATCAAACTAACCTTGCCATTCCCTCCCAGCGTTAACACCTACTGGCGCTCACCTAACAGCGGCCCACTAAAGGGTCGCACCCTGATCAGCCAGAAGGGTCGCGAGTATCAGAGCGCGGCATGTGCAGCGATCATTGAGCAGCTGCGTTGCCTTCCAAAACCATCATCGTCACCAGCTGCGGTGGAGATCCTTCTCTTTCCGCCAGATTCACGCCGCCGGGACATCGACAATTACAACAAGGCTCTCTTTGACGCGCTTACTCACGATGGCATCTGGGAGGAGGATGACAGTCAGGTGCAGAGAATGCTGGTGGAGTGGGGACCTAAAGTACCTGGTGGACGAGTAGAGATATCGATCAAGAAACATGAACCTCTGGCGGGTGCAGCCGCCTGATAAGTGGAGAAGAGCATGAATCAGATGAATATCACCGTAATGTGCCCGACTCACCACGCAGCCGCGATGGGGCAGCAGATAACAATGTCCAGCCGTGAGATTGCAAAGCTGGTCGACTCTCGCCACAGCAATGTGTGTGTGACCATCGAGCGACTGATGAACTCGGGCGTAATTGGGGGGTATGCTGCAATGCAGTACACCCATCCACAGAACCAGCAGGTTTACCACTACTACGAAGTTAACAAGCGAGATAGCTATGTAATCGTCGCCCAGCTGTGCCCGGAGTTTACCGCCCGTCTGGTTGACCGCTGGCAGGAACTTGAGAGCGGGGCAGGAATGGCGGTACCGCAAACACTCCCTGAAGCACTACGACTCGCTGCCGACCTTGCCGAACAGAAGCAACGCCTGAGTGATGAGCTGGCTATAGCAGCGCCTAAGGCTGAATTTGTTGATCGCTATGTCAAAGCCACTGGCTCAATGACGTTCCGGCAGGTTGCCAAACTCCTTAACGCCAAAGAACCAGAATTCGCGATGTTCCTCATTGAGAACGGCATCATGTACCGCCTTAACCGCGTGCTTACTCCGAAGAGCAAGCACATCGAAGCAGGGCGCTTTGAAGTTAAGACCGGCACTACCAACCAGACAAACTACGCATTCAACCAGTCCCGCTTCACTGCAAAGGGCGTGCGCTGGATTGGTGGCCTGTGGGCTGAACATATCGCTAAGGGGCAAATTACGTGAGGGCCATACTGACACCTGAAGTTGCGCCAATGTCCGGGGTGGTGCTGTTCCGCCCAGGAAACGAGTTGCTGTGGTTATTTCGTCGTGGCCGGGTAGTTATTGAAACACCATCCGAAGCAATCCAGCATCTGCCATCTGGTCTTATTCCGGAAGCGCATCAGCCACTGACAGATGATGTCAGCATGCAGCCGCTTTTCATGAATGAGAGAGTTATTCAGCGTGCTGGTGGACTGAGCAGCCTTGATGCCTGGCTGGAACGTAAATTCGAATGCCAGTGGCCACACAATGAATGGCACTCAAAGGACTTTACGGTGATGCGTCACGCCCCCGGAAGCATTCGCCTTTGTTGGGGCTGTGATAACCAGTTGCGTGAACAAACCACTGAAAGACTGGCAGGAATTGCCATGCAGAACCTGGTAAAATGGTTACTCGAAAGGGTGAATATTATGCTGGGATTCAGTGAAGACCACACCCTGACGCTTCCGGAGTTCTGCTGGTGGATGGTACGCAACGATCTGGCTGACCTTATTCCTGAATCAGTGGCGAGCAAAGCCCTCAGGATTAAGTCTGAATCGCATAGTTCCATAATGAGGGAAAGCGACATTGTTCCGTCGTTACCGGCGACTGAAATCCTCCAGGAGAAGGTGAAGAAGGTTGTCTCCGTTAAGGTAGACCCTGAGTCACCGGAATCTTTCATGCTGAGGCCAAAGCGCCGACGCTGGGAGAACGAGAAATACACCCGCTGGGTGAAGTCGCAGCAGTGCAGTTGCTGCAATAACCCGGCAGACGACCCCCACCACCTGATCGGCCACGGGCAAGGTGGAATGGGAACCAAAGCGCATGACCTGTTTGTGATACCGCTGTGCAGAGCACATCACGACGAGTTGCACGCTGATCCTGTGGCATTTGAAGCGAAGCACGGCGACCAGTTAACGCTGTTGTTTCGGTTTTTAGATCGTGCGCTGGAAATTGGCGTATTAGCATGAGCAGTGGAGAAAATATGCGTGACATTCAGATGGTTTTAGAGCGTTGGGGGGGATGGGCTGCGAGTGATAATTCCGGAGTCGATTACTCATCAATAGCAGCTGGTTTCAAAGGACTTCTTGACCCGACAAGTAAATCTCGCCCGTCATGTACTGATGACGATGCCCTAATTATTGAGGGGTGTTTAGCTCGACTTCAAAAACGCAAGCCCTATGAACATTCTCTCTTGGTTGCACATTATTTATTTGGTATCTCAAAGCGAAAAATCGCAAAGATGCGAAAGAAAGATGAAAAGCTAATACGCATTGAAATACAGATGGCTGAGGGTTTTATCGATGGTTGTCTATCAATGCTTGATGTTCGGTTAGATATGGATTAAAGAAATGCCCAATGATGTTTCATTGGGCTTATTTTTATCTAAAAATAAAATGTGAGCTTTTAGGTGTGTTTATAATTAAATGTTTTACTTTAGGGGTCAATATTCCATTTTGATTATAAAAATCCATTATTAATCTGTACTCTTTCTCTTTTGAGTAATTCAATGGCTTCGTGTAAGGTATTTTATCATGAATGAAGTAAAGAAATTCAGGTTCCAGATAAAATTTCCGGCTGTCGTAGTCAGTAATTCGCTCACGATAGATTACTTTCTCTAACTTAAACTTCAAGCGCAGTTCATTGATGGAGGGGACATCTTCATAGAATATTTTTTCGCCTTTCTTAAGCCGCTTTTTGACATCTGTTAAAAATTCATCGGCAATTAATTGCAAGGATTCTTTGAAATCATTTCTTTTTATAAACCATCCATCATTATAATCGTCAAACATGCCTTTGGAATCGTTAAGGTTGTCTAGGCCGGAAAAGCAAAAAATAAATCTATTGCTGTGAGTCCAACTAAAATTAGATTTTATTGATTCAATGAAAGCTAAGTGCGGTGAAATGAAACTTTTTTTGTCTTTGGATTTAAACTCACCGACCAACTTCACTTCACCATTAGCACCATTTAGCAAATAGTTAAAAAAATCAAGTGGGGCATGAATGTTTTGAAGGTTTAAATTTATAGAGTAAGTACCTTCGTGTAAATCAGAGATTTGAATGTCTTCAGATTCTCGATATTCTTCCAATGTTCCAATTTTAAGGGTTTTAGATATTTTTAAGTGGTCTTTAGAGTGGCAGCTTTTATATAAGAAGAGAGGTGTGTGATTGTAAGTTATCATTATGCTTTCATCCATTAATCGTTTGATTATTAAATAATTGATAAAGTGTTAAAAAGTTCTACCGCGGTCCGCAAAATCTTATGTAATGTGATAAGGGTGGTTACTTTGTTGTACTACTTAACAAATCTTATCATTTTCTTAAAGTGTGTCTAGAGACCTTGTTGATACTTCTTTTCGTTCACTGTCCTGAAGGGAACTAGATAAGATTATGCTATTGATTCAACGATTCTGATTTTTCTAGCGCCTCCAGTTATGGGGGCTTTTTTATCCCCTCGTTTTGAGAGGACCCACGGCAATAAGAGGGGGCTAAATGTCCGATCCTGTTTCTGGCACTACGGTAGCGGCTGGTGGTCTGATGGGAGCCAGCATGTTCGGCCTGGCAACCGGCATAGATTACGGTGTGGTGTTTGGCGCATTCGCTGGTGCGGTGTTCTACGTCGCTACGGCGGTTAATATCAGCCGCCTTAAGCTGGTGGGCTACTTCATCACCTCATTCATCTTCGGCGTTATCGGAGCTCCTCTGCTTGGCTCTTACTTCTCCAAATGGACGGGGTATAGCGACAGGCCACTTGATGCGCTGGGTGCGGTAATCGTAGCCGCTATTGCTATTAAGCTGCTGACGTTCGTCAACAGTCAGGATTTGGGTAGCCTGTTTGGAATTCTCTCGCGTTTACGTGGTGGAGGGGCCAGCAATGGTAACAAGTGATCCGAGTGCGATGGCAAACGCAATTATCTCTGCTGTTATCGTTATTGCACTGATGTTCTACCAGCGCGGCGGGGCGAGACATCGCCCTCTGATATCGCTGATGGCTTATTTCACGGTGCTGGTATACGCCAGCGTCCCTTTCCGTTATTTGTTCGGCCTGTATCATGAATCGCACTGGTTTGTGGTGCTGGTGAACGTCCTGATTTGTGCTGCCGTTCTCTGGGCTCGGGGAAACGTAGCGCGCCTGGTTGACGCACTGAGGCACTAATGAACCAATCACAATTTCATAAGGCGGCTGGGTTAAGCGCCGAGTTAGCTGCGCGCTGGTTTCAGCCGGTAAGTGAGGCGATGAAAGAGTTCGGCATCACCAATCCGGTAGACCAGGCGATGTTCATTGCTCAGGCAGGGCATGAATCAGCTGGTTTCACTCTGCTGGTGGAGAGCTTCAACTATCGCATTGCTGGATTGGTTAACTTCATACGTGCCGGACGTCTCACAGCAGAGCAGGCTAACGCGCTTGGACGTCGCCCCGAAGAGCGGACGTTACCCATTGAGCGCCAGCGAGCTATCGCTAACTTGGTCTACAGCAAACGCATGGGGAACAACGCTCCCGGTGACGGCTGGTTATACCGTGGACGCGGGCTTATCCAGATTACCGGTCTCAATAATTACCGTGATTGCGGCAACGGCCTGAAGATTGATTTGGTCAAGCAGCCTGAGCTATTAGCCGAAGATGTTTATGCAGCCAGAAGCGCTGCGTGGTTTTTTGCTACTAAGGGATGTCTGAAGTATTCCGGGGACCTGATGCAGGTGACGAAGATTATCAACGGCGGTACGAACGGACTGGAAGATCGTCGAGCTCGCTTCGGTAAGGCCAAAACGGTACTGGTGTGAGGTTAATATGGGGTTAGAAACAATCATTGGTATTGCTGCCCTGATAATGGCTGCTATCGCTGGTGCTTTTGGCATTGGTCATTCACGCGGCACAAGCAAAGCGGAAGCGAAAGCAGACCGGCAGCGCACTGAAGAAAAGGCCGCCTCCACTGAAGCAGTAGCCGAACGCCGGGTAGAAGCAACTAAAGAGGCCAGCAATGTACAGCAGACTGTTATTCGCATGCCTAATGACGATGTTGACCGCGAGCTGCGTGACACGTGGAAGCGTCCCGGTGGTGGTTGATACCGCCTGTGACTGGGTAAAGCCAATCTACCTGACTGAGCACGACATCGACGTTATGGACCGCCAGACGAAGAAAGACATCCTAGCGCATAACAAAGCGTGGCAGGCGAACTGCTTCAAGGCAAGCAGATAATCTACACTCAATCTGTAGCTTGTGGTTTTAGCCAGCACAACGAGAAAGTTGAAAAGAGACAGAACTTCAGTGATATTGTTTACAAAAACCACTGAGGGAAAATCATGTTAAAGCGTGTAAGAAACGGCTTAAAGGAATTCGATTCATCCTTTTCTGTTGCAGAGAAACTTTATCAAACAGCTCAATTTATAATAATTTCTCTAGGCGGTACTGGGGTTCTGGGTTTACTGGCGTGGATGGATCCATATTTCAAAAAAATAGGTTATCTCGCATACGGTTTGGTTTTTCTTGTCTGCGCCTGTTTATTTTTTAGTATGTTATATTTTTATAAGATGGCCAAGCTTATATCTATTAAGGAAAAATATTATTTAAATTTATCTGAACAAAAGACTAATATAAACCCATTAAGTGACTCATTTTCTGATTTGGTTATCAATCTTGAGGACTTGAGGCTTCCTTTGAATGAATCACATATCAATAAAACGTTTAGGCGATGTAAATTAAAAGGTCCGATGGCAATATTGATAGGTGGCGGAGTAGTTAATAACAATGGATTCATTAAATGCGGGGAGTTTATCAAGTTGCCTGTAGGGAAAAATAGTGTAGATCTCACGGGGGTATTGGCGTTCATAAATTGTACCTTTGTAGGTTGTACTTTCATTGAAACTACCATAATAGTCCCTCATGATGTTGCAATATCTTTTCAGAAGGATGTGCGGGGTGTGAAATTTGTAAATATATAAATTCTCGCTGGAATTTTAGGTCACCTTAGTGTGACCTTATTTTAAAATAATACCCCGTGGGTAATCAGTTGAATCATTTTGATATCCTATTTTTATCGGAGTCCATATGCAGGTCACTATTAATGGTGTCCCGTATGCACCCGCCTGCGCAATTTCATCGCGGATCGGCATTGCAATTACGACACACCAGCGCGCCGACGTTCTGAAACGAGCGCTTGAACAACATATGAAGCATCTGCCAGCCGGTGCGCTGGTGGTGGTTGTAGATGATGCTTCAAAACCTGCAACGGTAGCTCCCGACGGCATGCAGCTGCTTCGCCATGATGTATCACTCGGAATCGTTGCCTCGAAGAACGCCAGCCTGTCAGCTCTGATGGATGCCGGGTGTGAGCATCTTTTTTTGTGGGATGATGATGCCTGGCCCATAGCCGATAACTGGCACCTCCCTTACATCAAATCACCCGAGCCACACCTGGCTTATCAGTTTCTCGATCTGGCTGGGCGCAATAAGCTGAATGACCTTTCGGTGCTTTATCGTGACGATCAGCATGTGGCGTACACCGGACAGCGCGGCGTGATGCTTTATTACCACCGCAGCGCCATCGAGAAGGTGGGCGGATTCGATCCGATTTATGGTCGCGGCATGTACGAACACAGCGACCTCGCCCTGCGCATCCATAATGCTGGCCTGACGACGTGGGCTTACGGTGATGTGGTCGGTTCAGAAAAGCTGATTCATTCTCTCGATGAGCATGAAGCGGTAGAGCGTTCAGTGCCGAGGCCAGACCGCCAGGCGCTGGTGGAACGTAATGTGAAGATCCACAACGAACGGCGTGATGCTGGGTTTACTGGTTACGTTGAATACCGACAGCAGCGCGACGTGGTTATTACAACGCTGCTTACCAGTCAGCCTGACCCGCAGCGCGGCACAAAAATGGCGGCCTCGCCTGACATGCTGAAGAAATGGGCCTCATCACTTCGCCAGTGTGGTCATATAGCTCTGGTGGATGAATTACTGACGGCCCCGGCAGATGTTGAGCTATGTCGCGTTCCTGATGTGAAGATGAATGTCTACTTTCGTCGCTGGCTGCACATCTGGCAGCACCTGCGAGATCACCCTGAATACCGGTTCGTCTGGTGTACTGATGGTACCGATGTAGAAATGCTTCGCGCGCCGTGGGAAGAAATGGAACCCGGTAAGGTGTATGTCGGTTCTGAACCGAAGACCTACGCCGACTCCTGGGCGAAACAGAATCATCCTGAGCGTATCTATCAGGAATTCATTGAAGCGCACCGCGGCGATGTGATGCTTAACGCTGGTCTGCTGGGTGGCACCCGCGCTGATGTAATGGCGTTCGCTCACGGCATCATCCGTCTTTACTACCGGATCGAGAGTTATCGCTTCTGGAAGAAAGAACAGGCTGGCGCGGCGGTAGGTGACATGCTGGCGTTCGGAATTGTCGCGCAGTCATTCGCTGACAGGCTGGTCACCGGCCCTATGGTACATACCGTTTTCAAAACTGATGGCATCGGCACAGAGTGCGCTTGGTGGCGCCATAAATAATAGGAGGTCAAGTTTTGTTAAAGAAACAACCAAGCGGGAAGGACAATAAAGTCAAAAAGTTAAGAAAAGCGGCATTCAAGTACGCCGCTTTAAAGACTCGCGTTGATGCAATATTAACTAACGCTGCATATTATTCATCAATCAAGACTGGATAATTTAAATGCTTGTTTTTTTGTATTCGTGATTACACCCTTCAGTTCTGGAAGGCAAGATTTCTCCGCCATTTCCCAGACTTGTTTGGTGTTTTTACGAAATTCAGCTAATTGCTCAGGCGTAAGTACATTAATAAGTTCACGTACTACAGCTTCGAGAGCATCAACCCTAACGAGATTTCTCTCAAATTCGTTATCCAGCATTTTTTTCTCCCAAGAGGTAATCAGCCATCCCTCTTCATTGAGTGCGCCAGTGTCCCACCACTGACGGGCTGAATGCACACCTTAACCAGGGTTAAAGCAAAGCAACACCCTGATATTCAGACAGTAGCCGCCATCGTGCGGCTTTTTTATTGGAGATTCTCTGGTGGCTGAAGAGATTAAGTTTGTGGTGATCGGCCATTACTCACGCCTGAGACATGCGCGACGCCTTGCTGCGCTGCTGGATGCTTATCTGCTTATTGATGACGGTAACCGCGGCGCGAACTGGAATCATCGTCGCGCTATCGAATGGGCTGCTGGGCAACCTTGTCGGGTAGTGGTGTTAGAAGACGACGCGCTGCCGGTAGATGGATTCACCGAAAAGGTCACTGACTGGCTGGCTCGTTTCCCTGACGACATGCTGAGCTTTTATCTCGGTACCGGCCGACCGCCGCAGTATCAGAAAGAGATTGCCGGAATGCTGGTGGATGCGGATCGCGTCTGTGGTGACCACATCGTATTAAGCAAGCTGATTCACGGCGTATGTTATAGCCCTCCTCAGGGCAGGTTGGCGCGCATGCTCAGCACATGGAATAAAACGTTGGCAGCTGATTACGCCGTTGGTGAGGCATTCGGTGGCCGGGTAATTTATCCGTGCTACTCGCTGGTGGATCACGCTGACCTCCCGACGGTTGAGCGTCACCCTGACAACGAACCGAGGACGGAACGCCGCCGCGCATGGAGACTGGCATGAACAAAGAGCCCCGCATATATGGCAGCCGATGGGATAAGGCCCGTTTGCGTTTCCTGCAGCAGCATCCGCTATGTGTGATGTGCGAGCAGCAAGGACGCATAACCCCGGCGACAGTGGTTGACCATATCGAGCCCCACAAACTTAAAGATGCGCTTAAGTCTGGTAACCCTCTGGCCATATCGAAGGCACAGCTCCTGTTCTGGGATAAAGAGAACTGGCAACCACTGTGCAAAGCACATCATGACTCAACGAAACAGAGAATGGAGAAGAGCGGCGCGGTAATAGGTTGTGATGCCAACGGCTACCCGCTCGATCCTGCGTCTCACTGGAGGGCGTAATGAAAGACCTCATCATTGAATACCGCGATGGTATGTTTGTTCAGCTGGCGATTGATGGTGTAGAGATGAAGCGCGTAACGTCTATCCAGTTCTCCCATACCGTAGGCGAGAACGTACCGACACTGACCGTCTCAGGGCATGTATTGCCCGAGTACGGGAAATGCGCTCAAAAGCTCGAACAGGTAGACAAACATTCGGCATAGCGCGGCGGCGGAAAGTCGATTACCTATCATGTGAAATCATTTCAAATGCAATCACTGCAAGTGAGAATGAATCCCATTTAGGGCAGGGGGGGATCAAATCTTCAAAACCTTTGCCCCAAATGACCGCCGCTCGTGCTTTTTGTGCATAACCGCGAAATGAAAAGTTTTTTTCCGGGAGGTTCCGATGGCAGGACGACGCCCGAAACCGACCCACCTGAAAGTGGTAACCGGCAACCCGGGCAAACGAAAACTCAACGACAAAGAGCCCAATCCGGCGCGTGAAATCCCAAGCCCTCCCGAGCACCTCACAGACTGGGGAAAGGTGGCGTGGGGAAAATTAACCGTGCTGCTGGACGGCATGGGTATTTTGACCATTGCCGATACGCTGGCGCTCGAACGTCTCTGTGATATTTACGCCGACATTCTGCAGCTGCGCCTGACAATTGCCGATGAGGGGCGAACGTACACCGTGCAGACAGAAGGCGGAATTCTGATCAAAGCGAACCCGGCTGTCGCCATGCTGGCAGATGCCGATCGCCGTTTTAAAAGCTACCTGGTTGAATTCGGTCTCACTCCGGCCGCCAGAACGAAGGTGAAAGTTGATGGTGGAGAAAAAGAAGAAGACCCGCTCAACCAGTTCTTCGGTTGATCCCGCAACACGATACGCGATGGATGTGGATTCCGGTAAGGAAATTGCCGGACCAGACATCCGAAATTCCTGTAAACGTCACCTCAAAGATTTGGAATCCTGTCACGCCCGCGGGCTGGTGTGGGATCCTGCAGCTGCGCAGCGTGCTATCGACTTTTTCGCCAAAGTGCTGAAGCTGAATGGCGGGGAGCATGAGGGAAAGCCCTTCAATCTGCTGCCGTGGCAATGCTTTATCGTGGGCTCTATATTTGGCTGGAAAAACTCGGATGACTATCGCCGATTTCGAATGGTGTACGTTGAATCCGGAAAAGGTTCCGGAAAGTCACCGCTGGCAGCGGGAATAGCGCTTTACTGCCTGGTAGCAGACAAAGAGCCACGCGCTGAAGTGTATGCTGCGGCCACGAAAAAAGACCAGGCCATGATCCTGTTTCGTGATGCGGTGGCGATGGTGGACCAGTCACCGGCGCTGGCGCAGCGGATCAATAAATCTGGTGGTGCCGGTAAAGAGTGGAACCTGGCTTTTCTTCAGACGGGATCTTTCTTCAGGCCCATCAGCTCTGATGATGGGCAGTCTGGACCGCGCCCGCATTGTGCCCTGATTGACGAAATCCACGAGCACAAAAACAACCAGGTCGTTGAAATGATGCGCGCTGGCACGAAAGGCCGTCGTCAGGCGTTGATTTTCATGATCACCAACAGCGGCCACGACAAAACCAGCGTCTGTTATGACTATCACGAATACGGGCGAAAAGTTGCTGAAGGATCTATTGAGGATGACAGCTTCTTTTCATTCATTTGTTCGCTAGATGAAGGTGAGGACCCGTTCAAGGACGAATCATGCTGGAAGAAAGCTAACCCGTCGCTTGGTCACACTTTCACCGACCGTTATTTGAGGGAACAGGTCACCCAGGCGCGCGGCATGCCGTCGAAAGAGAGCATCGTTCGCCGCCTCAACTTCTGCCAGTGGGTTGATGCTGATAACCCATGGATGAGCAGCGATGTATGGATGGGGTGCGAAGAGGATTTCGATCTGCAGGAGCTGCAGGGTGAAGAATGCTTCGGTGGCCTTGATCTTTCAGGAAGCAGGGACCTTACCGCCCTTGCGCTGTTTTTCCCTAAAAAAAGAAAGCTGCTGGTGGAGTTCTGGACCCCAAAAGACACACTTTTGGATCGTGCTAAAACGGATAGAGTGCCTTATGACGCCTGGGAGCGCGACGGGTACATCCACACCACGCCTGGCAAAGCGGTGAAGTATGGATTTGTTGCCGAGCGTATAGCCGACCTTTCCCAGATGTTTTTTATCAAAGCGATCGCCTTTGACCAGTACCGTATTAAGTACCTTGAACCAGAGCTCGAAGAGGCCAGTGTATCGGTCCCTTTAATCCCCCACGGTCAGGGATATTACAAAGCACAGGAGTCAGGGTTGTGGATGCCGCACTCTATCGAGCTTTTCGAACAGCGGCTTGACGACAGCGACATCATCATAAAAACCAATCCCTGTCTGCGCTGGAATGCAGCATCCGCCGTGACTGAGGCGGACCAGAAGGAAAACCGCATCTTTGCCAAGAAGAAAAGCACCGGCCGTATCGATGGCGTGGTGGCTTCAGCTATGGCAATAGGCGCATCTGAAGGTGATGTCACTGACGAAGGTGATATTGACGATTTCTTCTCACAACCGTTGAGCATGTGATGGACGATTCAAATTACAGCATTGATCTGCGCACAAATAACGGCTGGTGGGCCCGGGTAGCTTCGTGGTTCGTTGGTGGACGGCTGGTAACACCTGAACAGGGTTCACAGACAGGACCTGTTTCAGCCAGCGGCACCCTGGGCGATTCACAAATTACAGATGAACGCATCCTGCAAATATCGACCGTCTGGCGCTGCGTTTCTCTGATTTCCACGCTGACCGCCTGCCTACCCATGGATGTGTTCGAAACAGATACAGAGGATAACCGTAAAAAGGTTGGCCTGAGCAATCCGCTGGCCCGCCTGCTGCGCTACTCGCCAAATCAGTACATGACGGCGCAGGAGTTCCGTGAAGCCATGACGATGCAACTGTGCTTCTACGGCAATGCATACGCCCTGGTTGAGCGAAACAGTGTCGGGGATGTGGTCAGCCTCCTGCCGCTGATGTCTGCCAATATGGATGTCCGGCTTGAAGGAAAGCGCATCGTTTATCGCTACCAGCGTGACAATGAATACGCCAATTTCTCACAACGTGAAATTTTCCACCTCAAGGGGTTTGGTTTTAACGGCCTTACTGGGCTCTCTCCTATCGCACATGCCTGTAAATCAGCAGGCGTTGCGGTGGCAATGGAAGACCAGCAGCGAGAGTTTTACGCCAACGGCGCAAAATCCCCCAAAATTCTGACGACAGGCGATCGCGTGCTGGCCAAAGAACAGCGCACGCAACTGGAAGAGAACTTCAAGGAGATTGCCGGCGGCCCGGTGAAAAAACGCCTCTGGATCCTGGAAGCGAACTTCCAGGCTCATGATATTGGCGTCAGTCCGCAGGATGCCGAGACGATGGCTTCCAGAAAATTTCAGGTAAGTGAACTGGCGCGGTTCTTCGGCGTTCCTCCACATCTGGTAGGGGATGTGGAGAAGAGTACCAGCTGGGGATCAGGTATTGAGCAACAAAACCTGGGATTTCTGCAGTACACCCTCCAGCCGTATATATCCCGCTGGGAGAATGGTATTCAGCGCTGGTTACTGAAGCCAGAGCAGGTTGGTGTTTATCATGCTGAGCATAATCTTGATGGGCTTCTTCGTGGCGACTCAGCGTCGCGTGCTGCTTTCATGAAAGCTATGGGGGAAGCTGGTCTGCGAACCATAAATGAAATGCGGCGCCTTGATAATTATCCTCCACTTCCTGGCGGTGACGTCGCGATGCGACAGGCGCAATACGTACCAATAACCGATCTCGGCAACAACAAAGAGCCCCGCAGAAATGACGGGGCTTAATTTTTATGGGGGCCATGATGCCTGACATCATCAAAACGCTGTCGTTTGAAGAAACTGAAATCAAATTTGCCGGGGATGGCCAGCAGGGCATCTTTGAGGGATATGCCTCTGTTTTCGGTAACACAGATTCCGACGGCGACATTATTTTGCCCGGTGCATTCAAGAAAACGCTGGAGACACAGACCCGCAAAGTGGCGATGTTTTTCAATCATCGCCAGTGGGAGATCCCCGTGGGCAAGTGGGACAGCATCCAGGAAGACAGCAAAGGCTTGCTTGTTCGCGGTCAGTTAACACCAGGGCACAGCGGAGCCTCAGATCTGAAGGCTGCCATGATCCATGGCACGGTTGAAGGTATGTCCATCGGTTTTTCGTTCACCAAAGACGATTACAGCATTGGCGTTAACGGTGGCTACATCTTCAGCAACATTTCCTGGCTGAAAGAAATCAGCGTCTGCACATTCCCGGCAAACGAGCTGGCTGGTGTGGATTCGATGAAGAGTATCGACGGGATAGAAACCATCCGTGACGTGGAGTGCTGGCTGAGGGATTCAGTTGGACTAAGCAAGTCACAGGCAGTAGGGCTGATAGCCCGTTTCAAATCGGCCATTCGGAGTGAGTCTGAAGGCGACCCAAACAAACCAGATATCAGCGCTCTGCTCAAGAGCATCAACGACTTTAATCCGACTAAAGGAAAATAAAATATGTCAGAACTCGCACAAATTCAGAAAGCCCTCGAAGAATCACAGTCCAAACTGCAGGGGCTCTTCGATGAGCAGCGAAAACAGATCGAACAGAACGGTACCGTGTCAAAACAGCTGCAGGATGACATGGCTAAGGTTAATGAAGAAATGACCAAAACCGGTCAGCGTCTGTTTGATCTGGAACAGCGTCTTTCATCTGGACCGGATAACCCCGGAGAGAAAAAATCGTTCTCTGAGCGTGCTGCCGAAGAGCTCACTAAATCCTGGAACGGCAGCAAGTCCAGTTATGAAGCGAAAACCTTCAATAAATCTCTTGGTAGTGATGCTGGTTCGGCTGGTGCACTCATCCAGCCGATGCAGGTGCCAGGCATCATTATGCCAGGGCTTCGCCGACTAACCATCCGTGATCTTCTGGCACAGGGGAGAATCTCCAGCAACTCTCTTGAATATGTTCGCGAAGAGATGTTCACCAACAATGCGGCCAGCGTTGCGGAAAAAGCCCTTAAGCCTGAATCAGATATTAAATTCAGCAAACAGACGGCGAACGTTAAAACCATCGCTCACTGGATCCAGGCATCCCGCCAGGTGATGGATGATGCGCCGATGCTCCAGTCCTACGTCAATAATCGCCTGCTTTACGGTCTGGCACTGGAGGAAGAACGACAGCTGCTGAATGGTGATGGTAGCGGTGATGACCTGGAAGGTATCAACCATGTGGCAACTGCCTATGATACCGCCCTGAACGTTTCTGGTGATACGCGCGCCGATATTATCGCGCATGCGATTTTCCAGGTAACCGAGTCCGAGTTCAGCGCGTCAGGCATCATTCTCAACCCTCGCGACTGGCATAACATCGCGCTGCTGAAAGACAACGAAGGCCGTTATCTTTTCGGTGGGCCGCAGGCTTTCACCAGCAACATCATGTGGGGGCTGCCAGTTGTGCCAACTCGCGCCCAGGCGCAGGGCACTTTCACAGTTGGTGGTTTCGATATGGCATCGCAGGTCTGGGATCGCATGGATGCAACCATCGAAGTAAGCCGCGAAGACCGCGACAACTTTGTCAAAAACATGCTCACCATCCTGTGCGAAGAGCGCCTGGCGCTGGCGCACTATCGCCCGGCGGCACTTATCAAGGGTTCCTTCGACGAATCCGGCAGCTGATGGAGGGGGCGGGGAAACCCGCCCTTAATTAATGACGATAAATGTGCTTGATGTCGTTCCGATTGAAGAGCTGCGCCAGCATGTGGAAATGGATACCGATGATCGGGATTCCATGATCAAGCGTTACGCACAGTCCGCGCTTGAATACTGCCTGCGCTGGTGCGATGAACCTCGCTGGAAAGTGGCCGAAGATATTCCAGCACCAGTGGTCTCGGCAATGTTACTTATTTTTGGCGACCTGTTTGAGCACCGAACCAGTCAGACAGAAGTGCAGCTTTATTCAAATGTGGCGGCAGAGAATCTGATGTTTGCCTGTCGTAACTGGCGAGGTGAGGCTGAACAGGGGGAGGGCTCCTGATGGAACCTGGCCGACTCCGGCACCGTGTCCGGATAGAAGTAAAGACTGACGACCGTGACAATTTCGGTCAGTTGATTGGATTGAAGAGTAAGGGCATTGTCGCGGCAGATATCCGCGCCGTTACCGGGCGGGATTTTATTAGTGGCAGCGCCGAACGCTCCAACGTTACCACGAAAATTTTCATGCGATACCGGGATGATATTCGGGCTACGGTTACTCGCTTTATCGAGGTAACAAATAAGGGAGAAGGACGCGTTTTTACTGTGACTGCACCGCTGCCCACGCGCGACAGACGCAATATTGAAGTCCTGTGTATGGAGGATTTCACTCGTGTTCCCTGAAATAAAAAGCGCGGTAGAAGCACTTCTTGGCGTGAATGTTTATCCACTGATCGGCCCGCAAACGGAAAGCGAATTTGTGACGCTACAGCTTATAAGCGATCCGCGGCTTGTCACTGGCACCATTCGCACGAAAATTGTGGCGGCTCGCTACCAGATAGCCTTTGTATCTTCCCTCTACAGCAGGACAGAGGAAATGGATAAGAGTCTGTGGGCTGTCTGGGAAACTATACAGCACGGTCATATTGGTGGTTATCCCGTCCAATACGTAGAGCGACAGGGAGTCCGGGAGAGCTTTGAACCAGATGACGGCGGTAAATACCGGCGGGTGCGGGACTACATTTTTTACTGTCCGGAGGATGCGACATGATCCGAATGGAGGTTAAAGGTCTGCAGGAGCTGGAGCGCCAGCTCGAAGCTATGGGGGAAAAACTTGCCGTTAAAGTGCTCGGCCAGGCAGGCAAGGAGGCAATGGAAATCGTCAGCGAGGACATGCAGCAGCATGCGGGCTACGACGAAAGCAGCCCTGGCCCCCACATGCGCGACAGCATCAAGGCAACCTACAGGAACCGCATGAATGATGCACGCTGGAATACAGTTGTGACTATCCGTGTCGGCCCGTCAAAAGAACACACCATGAAAGCACTGGCGCAGGAGTTTGGCACCGTTAAACAGGTTGCCAATCCCTTCATGCGCCCGGCGCTCGATTACAACCGCGCAAAAATATTGCGTGTTCTCTCGGTCCGTATCCGTGAGGGGATCGAAAATAACCGCTAAATGAGGATAGAAAATGGCTGATAAAAGCTCACCGGAATACGCGATGCTTCCCGCGGGAACCAAAGTAAAATGGGGAAAATCAGGAGAGGCAGTTTCTGATTTCTTACCCCTGGTTAACTGTAAGGCACTTGGCGCTACTGGTGCGACCGGTTCCTTTGTCGACTGCACCACGCTGATCGACACTCAGAAGCAGTTCCTTTCAGATATGGCTGAAGGGCCGGAAAAATCCCTTGGGTTCGTCGATGACCCATCCAATACCAGCTTTACCGATTTCCTGAATGCTGCTGAACAGCGCGAAACTGTCCAGTTTTATATTGAGCTGCCGAACGGTCGTACCGCGACGATGATTATGGCGCTCTCCGGCTGGCAGTTGAATGAAATCACCGCCCCGGCCAGCGAAGTAATTCAGGTTACGGTTAACGGCAAGCAGAACAACATCACCTGGGGCTACAACACGCCGGGTAGCTAAGCACCAACAGACGACATTACGCAAACCACCTTTTACGGCCGCTGCACTGCGGCCTTTTTAATGGAGAATTTTGATGGACGATCTTAAATCCAGCCTGCTTGCCCCGGAGAAAAGCCAGCACAACGTAACTATCCTCGGTGCCGAAGTCTTTATCCGACGTCTGACAGCCTTCGAGCTGGAGGAATATGACGAGAAACAGGCGCAGCTGCGCGCGGAAAACAACTCTCTGGGTATGGCAATGTCCACCGCGTCATTCATCCTCAGCGCGATTGTGGATGAGAACGGCAACCCTATTCCGGCAGAAAACCTTCCGGCGCCCGATGAGCTGCTTAAAGCGCGCTCTAATGCATCCCTTATTGATGCCCTGCAGACCATCCAGCGCCATAGCTGGGGCTCGCTGGAGGAAGCGAAAAAAAAACTGATGGACTCCCCCTGGCTGATGGCTATGTACACCCTTGCCGATCGCCTCGGGGAGCCGGACCCTCGAAAAATTGCCAGCCTTCCTGCAGATATCCTGCTCCACTGGCAGGCCTGGCTATCTCTCACCGGCCACGCCGTGGAATACACGCAGCCGGAGCTGCCAGTTCCGGTAACCACAATTCAACCCGCCACTGATCAGGCCAGTCAGTGCGCCGACGTTATGAGGATCCTTGGACAATGAGTGATGTTGCAAGCCTGTCGGTTGCCCTGCACCTGAATTCAGCGGCTTTCAAGTCGCAGATCACTGACGCATACGAAAAAGCAGGGCAGGCCAGCAAGAAATTCAATAACCAGGCGACGACGCAGGCAGGCGAGCTTGAAAAAGCCATCGCGCGAACGGTAGCCGCGGCGAAGGGCATCGGGTTTCCTGCCGCAAACTCTGATCAGTTTACCGGGGTTACGCGTGGCGCCGGGCAACTGAATTATGTACTGCATGAGGTGGCAGCAGGGAGCAACGTTGCCAGCAGCAGCATAATTAACGCTTTGATCCCGGCTGTACACTCTCTCAAAGGCGAACTGGATAGCAGCGCTGGTGGATGGAAGGCGCAGCAGGATGCGGCCCGCAAAGCGGCATCAGAGCTGGCCGATGCTGCTCAAAACCAGATCGCAGCTGCTCAGGCAGAAAAGCAGGCGGCGCTCGGCAAGGCCGCCATTGCTGAGAAAACCATTGCTGCTGCGCAGGCGCAGCGCGAGCAGGCTATTGCGCTTGATGAGTATTACGCAAAACAGGCGGCGGTTAATAAACAATATGGGCTGAACGTCAGCTACCAGGACCAGCACCTTAAAAATGAGCGCGCCATCATTGAGGCTAACCGACTGGAAGCCGGTGCGCTCGAAAAACTGAAAACCGCAAAGGCGGCGGTGGCGGCGGCCGAGCTGGCGGAAAATGGCGGCAAAGCAGCACTTGTTGCGTCAACTGAGGCAGCTGCCGCTGCGAATACTCAGCTGTCAATCTCTCAACGAATTGCAGCGACGAGCAGCCGGGCACTGAGTTCAGCACTGAGCCTTTTGGGCGGGCCAGTGGGAATCGGCCTGACAGTGCTCGCTGCAAGTGGAACATATCTCTACAATGAATTTAGTAAGTCTGTGGAACAGACCAAAAAACTCAATGAAGCTGTATTGAGTTTGGGAGCAACTGCTCGTGTTTCTGTTTATGACCTAAGAAAGTTAAATTCAGAACTAGGGGGTACAGAAAACTCCCTTAATGCAGTAACGGCAGCGGCAAAAGGAGGATTCAGTGGAGACCTTTTACATGAAGTAGCTAGTGTGGCAAATGCTTATGCAGAAGCTGGCGGTAACGCTGAGGAATTAGTTAATAAAATATCTGCTCTGAAGGGCGATCCGATAAGCGCAATGCAGCGACTTACAGAGCAGGGTGTTTCATTGAATGATTCGATAATTCAGCAGATTATTAGTCTCAGCAATAAGGGGCAGACAGCTCAGTCCACGCAAATCATTATGGAGCAGGCTCTGACGGCAGAAAAGGAACGCCTTAAGGAACTCTCAGAGCAAGCAGATACTTATCTTGATAAGCTGAAGAATCTTGGCAGGGAGTGGGGTGTACTTGGTGGTCTTAGTGAGGCAGTGGCTTGGAGCGATGCTCTGGAAAAAAATCAAAAAGATTTTGATGCCACCACTCGCAGGTTTCTGGCCTCTAGCAAAGCCGGGTATGCAGAAGCACAGAGCGAGAGGTTAAAAAATACTGCTGGGCTGAAAACTTATATGGATGCTGTCACCAGTGCAGCAGAGAAACGCGCTGAGGCAATTAAAAAGCTCAATAACAGTATTTATAAATCTGATTCCCAAGAATATCAACGCATCCTCAAAGGTATTAATGACGAGTACGATAAGGCTATTAAAAAGGAACAGCCTAAAAAAACAAATACTGGTCTGAGTGAGGGGCAGCGAGCACTTGAGCAAGCGCAGCAGCGTAACGCGGTCTTGCGTGAACAGGCCCAATCCACAGACAAACTAACTAACGCAGAAAGCCAGCTTGCTGCGTTTAATGAGAAAATTGCCAATTTTAAAGGCCAGCACCTGACGGCTGATCAGCAAAGCCTGGTTAATATGCAGGCACAGATTCGCGCTCAACTTCAGGCTAATGCTGAACTAGAAAAGGAAGCAAACCTCAGGAAATTATCGCAAAAATATCAAGAGGAAACAAAAAAATGGTTTGAAGAAGCTGCTGCAATGCAGCGTGAAGCGAACCTAAGTTTGGAAAAATATAATATGTCAGATCGAGAAGCAGCAGACGCTGAAGCTCGTAATGCCATTATCAATCGCTTTAATCAGCGTCGTATAGCTTTAGAGAAAGACTTCACAGATACCACGTCAAAAGAATATCAACAGCGACTCGCTGATCTCGAAAGTGCTCAGCAACTTGAGTTACAAATAGTTGATGATACCAGTAAGAAGAAACTGGCTGCTGAACAAGACTTTAGCGCTGGATTCAGAAAAGGGCTTATTAGTTGGGTTGATAACGCGACCGACTACGCTACACAAAGCGCAGATCTTGTAAGCAATACCTTGAGTGGTTTTGTCGATAATATCTCCGGGGCGCTTGCAGGGAATAAGGTGAGCTGGCAGGACTGGTCAAACTCTGTACTTCAGTCATTACAAAAAATATTGCTCAATGCTATGTTGGTGAATAGCATAAAATCAATGGGTGGCTCGGGCTTTCTTAACCTATTTGGTGGTGGGGGAGTTGGTGGCAGTACGCCATCAGGAGCTTACAATAATGCTGCATCTGACTTTAAGTTTAATGCCAAAGGTGGCATATATAATTCACCTTCGTTAAGCGCTTATAGTGGAGGTATATACAATTCCCCTCAGGTCTTCGCCTTTGCAAAGGGGGCGGGGGTATTCGGAGAGGCTGGGCCTGAGGCTATTATGCCTCTCACCCGAGCAGCAAATGGTTCATTGGGGGTTCGCGCAGTATCTGGGGCGGCTGATAATTCAGCTAATACCTCTGGTGATACGGTTATCCACCAATCTATAACTCAGCACATCACGATTTCCGGCAATGGTGATGTTGCACTAAAGCAAGCTATGGAGCAAGCAGCAGCTAAAGGTGCAAGGGACGGGGCGAAGCAGGCAAGACAGGATATCTTGAGTGATTTTCAGACGAACGGGCAGGCACGCCGTATGCTTGGCGTTTGAAACCTACAATCGCAATACATCTTATCTTTTGTTATTCTTAAACTTTGCTCATATTCGAGGGAAATGAAGTGAAGAAAATATTAGTTTTAAGTTTGTGTTCACTTTTAATTACAGGATGCAATCCGAGTGCTGACAAAGTGTCAGAGTTCGCTGAGAAGGAGATTTCATTAAGCATGAAAGATCCTAATGATTTAATTTTCAGTGATGTTTCTGCTAAAAAGTTAAGTATTGGAAGCAATGGGAATTATGCTTTCTGTGTACTAGGTAAAGTGAATGGCAAAAACAGTTTTGGGGCGTATGCTGGGGCAACACCTTTTGCTGTGACATTAGTAGTTGAATCACAATTATTACCAATAATTGACCCAAAGTATAAATTGGGTAGCAAGGTTATTGTAAATGATGATGCCAGTGCGATTAGATACATGGCTATTTCAAAATTGTGTAATGAATAAATTATCCGCAATATGAAAAAACCTCTTCTTTAGAGGTTTTTCATTTACATGGTTAGCGTCTCAATTTGACATAGGAGCAAATATGGCTGCGCTTGAATGGCCTGCCGATGTTGAGCCATCATCACTAACATGGCGGCCGGAAAGTAATACCAAAACCTTTCGTTCCCCCTTTAACGGCGCTTCTCAGACCGTTCGCTTTCCCGGTACCCGCTGGATTTGCTCCCTGACGTTTAACAATCTCACCGATGAAAAATCCCGGCGTATAGATGCGCTGGTGGCCTCGCTCGATGGTGAATATGGAAGGGTAAAAATTCGTGACTGGGGACGGGATGGCAGAGCGCCAGCCGGGAATCCGGTTGTTCAGGACGCTAACCAGACTGGCATGGAGATGAGCAGCAAGGGCTGGACGCCCGGCAAGCTTGTGCTGCGCACCGGGGATTACCTCACCGTTAACGATGAGTTGAAAATGGTTACGGCTGATGTGACCAGCACATCAACTGGTACCGCAATCATTCCGATTGCACCGATGCTGCGTACCTCGCCGCCGGTTAACGGCAAAATTGAGGTGGCTAACCCCTACGGTATTTTTAAGCTGAAGGATAACCAGCAGGGCGCGGGGAACCGTATTCCGGGCGTTTTTACCAGCTACACACTGGAGTTTGAGGAGGCGTTTTAATGCTGTATTCCCCATTTTCTGATTCGATGATCACCTGGCTTTCCCGCGACAGGGTTACTGCAGTGCTGGCGGCAAATGTCCAGTTTGAGTCCGGCACGGCTTACGTTCACTCCGGCACCGGAACACTGGTGCTGGGTGGATTTGTCTATTACGGCATGGGAACGCTGGGCGCTATTGATGACGTGAGCGAAACCAACACGACAAGCCCGACGCAACTGAAAATGACTTTGTCCGGCCTGGACATGTCCCTTTTTGCCAAAACGCTTAACGAGCGTTGCGTGGGCAAGCCTGCTGAGCTGTATCTGGTGGCAATGGATGACAATGGCGTGGTTCAGGTGGCGGACCTGATTTTTAAGGGCCGGGTATCCGGTACCGGAGCGACATCGGGAGATACCAACGCCCTGCAGTACACCGTCAGTAATATTTTTGAGGACTGGCAGCGACCTTTCCCGGATCGCTATACCGATGAATCCCACCAGGCAGCCCAGCCGGGCGACCGTATATTTCGCTACGTCGCTCAAATGGCAGAACGTTCAATTTACTGGGGCAGTAAAAAAGATGCGCCAGGATTTACCTATTCGTGAGGAAGCATGAAGCATCCAGACTGGCATAACAGATTAATCGCCGTGATAAGGGCCGCTGAAAAGCGGCCTTTTTTATGGGGCGAACATGACTGCTGCCTGTTTGCAGCTGACTGCGCAGAAGCGATGACCGGGGAGAATTTTGCTGACGGCTGGCGCGGGACGTATGACAGCGAAACAGGGGCGAAAAAAGCGCTGCTGCGCGGTGGCGGTTCGCTTGAAAAGGTTCTGGCTAAATATCTTGATGAAGTACCTGTGAAGATGGCTCAGCGCGGCGATATCGCGATTGTAGAAAACGCCGGTACCCGATGCGCCGGAGTGATTTACGGCGGCGCTGTATGGGTGCCGGGTGAGGCAGGTCTGGTTTGCCTGCGCGTCAAACCGATGAGTACATGGAGGGTTCGCTGATGCCTGCAGCTATTCCTATCATTGCGACTGTCGCCGCTGGCGCTGCAGCTGCAAATGGTGCTTACGCAATAGCAATGGCCATCACCATCGCTGCGCAGGTGGCCACGCAGATGATGACCAAAAAACCGTCTCTTGGTTCTTATCGGGACACATCCGAAAGGAAGCAGGTTTTGCGTGCTGCGGCCAGTCCAAAAACGGTGGTTTATGGAAGGACTGTGTCTGCTGGCACCCTGTTTTTCTCTGAAGAACAGCCCGGCGATCAGACGGATGGCGAATGGCTTCACCTGGCTATCACTCTGGCGGGTCATCCACTGTCTGGTGTGGGGACCATCTACCTCGGCGACGATGATATCGGTTCATACCCTGACAACGCGACGTATGAGGTTCATAACGATCGTCAGACGGCCGACCCGTTTATGCTGAAAAACTGCCCATCATGGAAAGATGACATGATCGGCAAGGGGATTTCCTGGCTTCGCGTGTCGCTGAAGTTCAACGCTGAAAAATTTCCGTCCGGCATTCCGAATATCAAAGTGGAGAAGACAGGGCGTAAAGTCTATGACCCGCGCACCGGCCGCACGGAATACAGCAATAACCTGGCACTTTGCGTGCTGGATTACTACCGCAATTATTTGAAAGTTCCTGACGCTGATCTGAACTGGGATCAGTTTCAGGAAGCCGCCAATATCTGCGACGAAACGGTAACGAACGGCGACGGTACGTCTGAAAAACGTTACACCCTCAACGGGGAATTTGATCTCAGTGAAAACAAGGCCAGCATTCTTGAAGCGATGCTGGCGGCGGGTGCCGCTGAGCCAACATACATCGCCGGTAAGCACGGAATTCTGGTTGGCGCGTATTACGGCCCGGCGACGGAAGTGATCACTGAAAGCCAGCTGGCTGGTGACATCGAAATCATGCCGGAAGTGTCCCAGTCTGAGCGCGTTAACACCATTAACGGAACGTTTATCGACCCGAAACAGACCTATGCAGAGGCTGATTTTCCGGCTGTTTTCGTCAGTGAGTGGGTTGCAGAAGATGGCGTTGAAATATCGCAGGATATGAAACTTCGGTTTGTGACCAGTGAGTTTCAGGCCCAGCGCCTGGCGGATATTAAGCTGAAGCGCACCCGAATTTCGCGCACGATGAATCTCACGCTGAATCTGAGTGGCTACCGCTACCGACCGGGTATGTACGTGATAGTAAACTTTCCGTCGCTCGGTATCGTTAATGTCGAAATGCGTGTCACTGACTGGAAATTTGGTGTTCAGAACGGCGTGCAGATCACCCTGAAACAGGAGACTGCTGACGTCTGGGGTGATGCGATTGGGACGCCGATTGAGCGCCCACCGTTTACGCAGTTGCCTCCGGGAGGAGTGGCGCAACCGCAGAACCTGAAATACACCGTCGAGGAAATTGGGCAGGTGGTTCAGGGCGTGCTGTCCTGGCAGAACATTGGTCAGTTTGTTTATAACAAGGTAGTGATCCGCAAGGCTGGCCAGATGGTGTTATCTGCTCAGGTACCGGGTTCATTCACCCGCCTGACAGGACTTGTCCAAGCTACCTACACGGCTCATGTCACCGCGGTAAATCAGATGGGCGCGGAGTCGCCGGAGGCATATCTTGAATTCAGCATTCAGGCACCGCCTCCACCGTCCAGAGTTGATATTGAACAGAGCTATTTTGCCATTACGCTTTACCCGCGCCTGGCTGCAGTGACGAACGTATCAACCCAGTTTGACTTCTGGACGTCAGGAGAGACCAGGCTGCCGAATACCAGCACACCAACGGTAGAAGGTGGGGCCACGCGCGCCGGTGTCGGTACCACCTGGAGCAGCCACGGGCTGAAGAACGGTCACACCTATTACTGGTATGTTCGCACAATAAACGCCTTCGGTACGTCAGCGTTTGTCGAAGTGGCCGCGCTGTGCCAGACAGATACATCGGATCTGATAGATGTCATTGACGAAGCTGTCAGAAATTCCGATGCCATGAAAAACGTCGAGAAGGGCGTTGATACCAACCTTGAAGGCATTCTGCAGAACGCGCTGGCAAACAAAGGCACTGTGGATCGCCAGTTCCAGCAACTGGGTGAAGTTAACGCTGAAATCCTGACTGTCAGAACAACAATCGCCACAGTAGACCAGGCGCTTGCGCAGCTGACGACCAGCGTTAAGTCTCAGTTTGATGGCGTAAATTCACAAATACTTCAGCAGCAGACGGCCATCAGCAATAACACGCAGGCAATCGCATCTCTTGATACGTATGTGCAGTCTCAGGTTGGTGATCTGACAGCAGCGGTAAATCAGAAGATGAACGCGGAGGTGACAAGCAACGGTTCTGCGAAGGCGTCCTATACGCTGAATCTGGGTATTGTCCGAAACGGGGTGAAATACAATACCGGATTTGGGATGTCCATTGAACCTTCCGGAGGCAGTTACAAGTCAACCGTAGTATTTGCTGCGGATCAATTCGGTATTTACTCGGGAAGCGATCCGGGAAATTATCAGGCAGCGTTCTTTGTCTTTAACGGGCAGGTCTTTATTCGTGACGCGATGATCCAGGATGGCAGTATCACGAACGCGAAGATCGGCAGTTACATCCGCTCGACAAATTTTGCCGCCGGTGTGCGTGGCTGGAACATCGACAAAAACGGCGATTGTGAATTCCACGGAAAGCTTTATGCCGACAGCGGTAATTTTGCCTTCAACGGAACCAATAACACGGTCGTTATCAACAATAACGGTATTACCGTCAATATCCCCGGCGGTGGCCGCATCGTCGTTGGTTCATGGTGATTTATGCCTTCAGGACTTTTAATCGATCTGAACGATGGTGGCAAGCCGATGGAAATTACCGCCGGGTTGCGATGCCCGACATATGGCGGTGCGATATCCGGCGGTATCGGTAACGTGAATACTGCGACAGTGGAGGGTTACGTGGCCGGGTCGAATGTCATTTTCATTCCAACCCAGACGGTAATCAGCGATGAGGGGATATTCAAGCTGGACAGCGTGAGCATATCCGGTGCGAACGTCACGCAAAACTGGAGCGGGAACTCTAACCCCGGCTTTCCCAATCCACAGCGCGTGGCATTCTCCGGAACGCTGTGGCAGATACTGCCGGTGAGCCAGAACTCTAATGTTGGCCTTCTGGTTCAGAACAGCACCGACTTTACGGCGATCACTACGGCGTCAAGAGTAGGGTACTGCATTTATAAGGCGAGGGTTACCGTCGGCACCTCAGGCTGGGTGACTCCCACTATAGCCGGGTATGATCGCAGCAAATACCTGGTCTGCTGTAAGTGGGACAGTCCTTACACACTCGACTATGACGGGAACCGGCTGCTGTTTCTCAACGATGGATCCAATATCGATGATCAGCCGATGAGCGGTACCGTCGATGTGATTATTTTTGCTGGTGGCGTTACGCCCGTGGCCGCGAACCCTGGTTTCAATATTTATAACGCAGCAAACCAGTGTACATTCTCAACCGCAAGACGGCCGTTTGTTTACCTCGGCATCAATTTTGTGCCATCTGCCACGGCTCAGATCGTACCGGGTGGCGGATATGTGCCGGTTGGCCGTTTTGGTCTGAGGGTGCCCAGTTTCGGCGGCGGCCGCATTTATCACTATCACTATGGACTGGTCATGCAGAACGGCACTCTCCGTGCCGGAAGGGGAGTGTATGTCGGCTGGGCAGACAGACAGCTGGCAAATGCCGGGGTAACCCCTATCTCTCTCCCCGTAATCCCCGACATGTACGTTTGACCCCCTTTCAATCTTAAAACCAACCTCGCTACGGCGGGTTTTTTATTGCTTCAAGGAGCATCTATGTCCGCAGGTACTTTGTCTCTGACAAATAACTCAGCAGCAGTCACCGGCAGTGGTACCACCTTTACCACAGAACTGGGCGCTGGCGATTTTATTGTTGTGACCGTCGGCGGTATTCCCTACACGCTTGCCATAAAAACCCTGAACAGTAATACCTCCCTGACGCTGGTCAGCAACTTTACCGGACCCACTCAGGCAGGAGCAGCATGGTATGCCGTACCACGCGTGGCAATGAACCTGGTGACTGCGGCGCTGGTAGCTCAGAGTGCGGAAGCCCTGCGTGGTCTCAATTACGACAAACAGAACTGGCAGCGCATTTTCAGCGGAACGGGTAATGTCACGGTAACCCTTCCCGACGGCAGCAGCTTCACCGGTCCCGCCTGGAGTGGAATAACCAGTTCGCTCGCCGGAAAGCTGGATAAATCACAGAATCTGAATGATGTTGCAGACAAAGCAGCCTCTCGCACAAACCTCGGTTTGAGAAGTGCGGCTACTGTAGACATCCAGTCCTCAATTACTGATACGACTGCAGGGGTCGCGTTGATGCAGGGCGCATTTGGTCTTGGGCAGGCTATACCAAATCAATTTCCCCTTGGCGTACCATTTGACAGGACTCAGTTCTATGGTGCTATACAGGGGAATGGAAGTAATCCAGTTGCTCAACGTATGGGTGGGATGGTTCTGGCTTATGCCGGGGGATCTTATGCCTGTGCGATAGCCGCGGCGCTGGATACCACTAGCCCAACAATTTGGTTTAGGGGTATGGCAGGCGGTACAGCAGGTGCCTGGCAGAAGTTCTACACATCTACCAATACCACCGTAGCATCTGATGGCACCATTAAAGCCGCATCGCCAGTGGCGCGTATTGTTAAGTCTCAGGATGAGAATAAGCGTACTGATGTGGCAGATGATGGTTTTACGTGGTGCGGCTGTGGCACTGCAAACGCTGAGGCTGAAGGCATTACCATATCACGCCTTGATGTCGGTGTTTATGCCTTGATTGGTTCGGCAGGCCTGGCTTCCGAGGGATGGCAGCTACTTCCTCCAATGGATCCAGGCGGCATGGGCGATCTTGGCGTGGTCGAAGCCGAGCAAACCGAAAGCGGTGGGCTGACAATCCGCCTGTTTAAGCGCAAATACATGCTGAGCGATGAAGGGGAGATCGTTAAAACGAAAGGTGAGCCGATAGACGTTCCGGCCAACAGCTGGATAGACGTGCGCCTTGATATGCCAGATGACAGTATCTGGAACATGCATGCTATGTCTTCTCATGAAGATCAAGACATTATTCAGAATGAGTAATTGATAGTCTTTTCCTTACTTGATCCCACCGAAATAAATAATGATACTGTGTTTATGTACAGTTATTTATTGGGTGGGGATCATGCCTCGTCAATCTGATATCCAAAGCGCTTTCAGTGCGGCCATACAACTAAACCCTAAAGGGTATCGCTACCTGAGTACAGACAGTTTTGTCACAAAGTTGCGAGAGAAGAACTGGCACTTCAGCAGGGAAGATGCAAACGCATGGATTGAACGTTACCAGCCTGACTTTGCCGACAAGACCACGGACAACGGTGATAACCGATACTGGATTCTTCGTAACATGGGGAGGATTTTCTAATGGGATTTCCTTCTCCAGCAATGGACTACCAGGAGCAAAGACTCACAATCGATCTGCTATGTGGAATTAACGGAAACTGCCGAGTAATAGAAACGTCGTGTGGATGGGCAGTTGTTAATGTCGCATTAAGACCAGAGCAGGGAGATACACTATTGGTAAGAATGGATAACAAAAACGAGTTTGCAAAGCTTTATGGTGCGGCACTAATAACTGAGGATGGTGAAGCTATAGAGGGTGAAGCTCTGGATGACGTAGAGGTTTTTGGCGTGCTAACCCATAGTCTTAACCGGGTTTTGAACGCCGATTGCGTGCCAATTTAACATGAGGTTCAACCATCATTTCACCATAGTTTCACCATTGAGGATTCACAGCAATAAAAAAACCAGCCATAGGTGGCTGGTTTTAAAGAGTATTTTTGGTCGGCACGAGAGGATTTGAACCTCCGACCCCCGACACCCCATGTCGGATGGTCAAATTTCTTCTAACTTGTCTATAAGAGCAATTGAAGAGTCCGCAAAGTTTTTTGCAGCCTCTTGTGAAATTTCGAAATTATGCTTATGTGCAGCCATGTTACGCAATTTGCGTAAGTTTTCATGTAAAGCGCCAAAATCTACATCGACTAAGCCAGCTTTATAAAGCAAGCGCATAAGCATAGTGCCATGCATTACATCAAGGCGAGGGACGTTTGAATGAGAAGGTAACTCAATTGTACCATCATCAACCTTTCGTCTCACAGCATTACGCAATGAGTCTTCAAGTTTCATATAGGACTTCATGACAGTCTCATAAGGGCTTAAGAAAACAAAATCCTTGTAACGCTCTGAGTTGTCTTTTTCTTTACCTGAAATATTCTCAGCCTCCCCAGCAGCTTCTGCAGCTTGCTCTTCAAACATCAT